GAAGTAGCAAATCAAGTTGCTGGCATTGCTCATAAGAGTATTAGTTCAGCAGACTTTGACTTGGAGGGTCTAATGACCGACTTTCCCACGGCCAAAGACCTTGAGAGATTTGTATTTGATGAAACGGGGATTGTCTTAAACTTAAAAGGTCGTGCCAATAAGTTGAAGTATCAAGTTGCCATGGATGTATTAAATGGCCTTGAAGTAGATCCAAAGTTTATTGGTGGAGACAATCCATACATTGATAGAACTGAACTAGTTCCAGTAGAAGAACTAAAAGAAAAGCCAGCCCGTGACAAAAACTTGCCAGAACCAAATCAAATGCAAAACATATTTGTCAGCAACGCTGTCCCACACACTGACTTTGAATATAGAATGCAGGACAAGAAAGTAAGTGTATACTTTCGCAAATACAAGTCAGGTGAAATCAGTTATGAAGTTGTTGGACCAATTGATCAACGCCCACATGGCGTAAAACTAGACAAGTATGGTCGTGAGCGTCCTGAGATTATCAAATGGGTTGATCCACGCACAGGAGAACAAACTATTGTTCGCAATGATGGCACATTAACTCCACAGGGTCGTAAACTTAGAGCCTTAATGCAAAGTTTCAAAGTAAACAACAGCAATCAATGGGATACATGGATTGACCGTGAGTTTATCAGCATTGGTGAAAATGTTCTAAACAATGTTTGGGATCTAGACAAATGACAGCCCGCGACGCAGAAATTCGTCGCGCAACTGAAGCGGCAAAAGTCAGTGACACAGTGATCATGCAAAAGATCAATGCGTCACATAGAGTGGCTTTTGCTGAAAAGTTTCCCGGACAAATAGAACACATCCTACGCTTGTTAACAGAACGCTTACAAGCAGGCCTAGACAAGCGTGATGGTGTAGATGTAAATGATCCAGATACTTGGAAAATGCATCCCGATGAACTAGCAGCCATGTCTAGAGCAATACTAGACATTTACAATGTCAAGGAGCAATTAAAAAATGTTCAACCTAACACATGATGAAAGTAGTTGCGTTGACATAGGTGGAGTTTGGACTGGTCCCGACGAGTTTGAACTACACTTTAGATTAAACAGCGACGATGAAGAAGACATCAATATTCATTTGATTCTTAACGCAGAAGAAATTGAACAATTTGTGCTGTATCTACAACAAAAATTAGCAGCCAATAAACTAAGGCAAATGTAATGCTGGGCACAGATGTATTAATGAGCCGAGCATTGCGTTGGGCAGTTGATGAACATAATCTAACCATTGAAGCAATCAAAACAATACCTGGTCCATTGAAGTCACAGTTAATGGATTTGAGTATTGTTGTTGCTGACGACATGAAGTATAATCAACTTAAATACTTTAGACCGTTTGAACATCAAAAGCAGTTCTTTAGAACAGGCTCAGCGGATCGTCGTGGAATACTTGCGGCTAACCGAGTTGGTAAAACAGTTTCAACTTGTTTTGAAACTGCCATGCACTTAACTGGATTATATCCAGAATGGTGGGAAGGACATAGATTCACAACTCCTATTACTGCCATGGTAGCAGGTGAGGGTTGGAGTCAGGTTGCTCTTGTATTACAAAATGAATTGTTAGGAACACAGGATGTTAAAATTACTGAGAATCTTGGAACTGGCGCTATTCCCCGTGATTGTATTATTATGGATACTATGCGAAATGATGGTGCTAACAATATTGGTTGTGAGATCAAGCATGTCAGTGGTAGTAACAGTTATCTACTTTTTGCAAACTATACGCAAGAGGTTAGACAACTACAAGGTTTCAAATTAAACTTAGCAGTATTTGATGAACAACCACCTGACGACTTTTTCAGTGAAATCGTTACGCGAACTGCTACCACACAAGGTAAAGTTTTATGTTCGTTCACGCCACTTAAAGGTCTTAATGGCCTTGTAAGTAAATTTTGGAACAAAGAAGAAGGCTATGAATACATTCGTGTGTCATGGGATGATGTTCCTGAATACAGCCCTTGGGGCGAACCATTTCTGCTACAATCAACTCGTAGACAGTTAGAAAAAGATTATCTCCCACACGAACGAGAAGCCCGTATTGCTGGTAAGCCAGTTATGGGTAAAGGTGCTGTGTTCCAATTAGGCAACTGGCCCTTGTATAAAACAGGCGAGATTGACTTTACTCGTATGCCAAACATACACAGAGTAATAGCACTAGACTTGGGCTTGGTCAATGACAAAACAGTTATAAGTTTAATGTATTGGGATCCATATGAGCGAACTGCTTTCTTACATAGACAGATTGTTGTGCAGGGTGTTGAAGAAGCAGTCCCCACTCAGTATATCAATCATTTACTTCGTCCTGAAGTTTTTGGCACTCCTATTGTTTTACCTGCTGACGCAAGCACTAGTGGCAGATACACCATGAGTTCAAACAGCATCCGTGAATTATTTGAGTCATATGAACTAAATGTATATGACAAGGCAATTATGAATCCCCCAGACTCACAAGGGCGTGTTACTAATCACAAAGCATATGGTATTAACCAAATGCGACAGATGTTAGAAGTAGGTAGTTTAATGGTCAATGAGAATTGCACCCATTTCTTAAATGAAGCACAGAATTATTTCGTAGATGAACGAGGAAGATTTAGCGATCCTGATGACTGTATTGATAGTTGTAGGTATGCTTTATTGGCATGTCTCCAAGGTATCGCAGAACCATGGGACAATCGCACTCCAGCAGATAGAATGCGAGCACAGCGTGATAGATATGTAACTAAAGATTACAGTAGCAAACCAAGTTGGAAACAAAGTTATGACCCAAGTTAAAATAGAACCAAAATTCATTTGTGCTATAGAAGATAACACAATGATATTATGTGAAAAGCACAGTAAAGTATTTGAAATAGCCGCAATGACAGCAATGACTCCGCATACAGTATATCAGTTAGATGATGAAGATGCTGAACACATGCCCTGTCATGCGTGTAATTTACAAGATGAGTTGACTCGTCCTAGAATTATTATGCCCGGAGATTTACAATGAGCAAAGGCAGTAATAGAAGACGAGAAGACACACAAAAGATCCGCGATAACTGGGATGCTATATTTGGCAAGAAAGACCCCAAAGAAGAAAAGCCTAAACAGCCTGAACAAAAAGACGCTAAATAATACTATCTAAAGGGCTGAAAGAACTATGCTGAACATTAAAAATATTCCAGTGCAAGACATCAATAAGAATAATAAGACAAATGATCGTTTTGTGCGAATGAAAAACCAAATGGATGTGAAAATGGCATCCTACCTGCGTTACTTAGGCACAAAGAACGCTGTAAACCGTGCCAGTGATTACCACTATTTGTGTCTAGCAGTCACAGACTCTACTGCTCCTGTTAACGGCATTGATTATATTCACCCTACAGTAAAACCTATCGTTGATTATGCTACAGCAGTTATTGCCAAAGGACTTATGCCCAATGGCGAAATTAACTTTGAATTCGTAGCAGACGGAGAATGGGACGAAGAAGCCGCACGCCAAGCAACTAACATGGTCAGCAAAGTTGTTAACCAAATGAATGATCCTCACTTTATTTTAGAGCGTTGGGTCATGGATGCCGCAATGCACAAAAATGGTATGATGATGATTAAACCTGTGCGTGAATTCGTTACTCGTTATGTAGAAACAGAAGGCACCAACGAACAACTAAAAGCATTTGAATTACAGGCTGCTGAAAGTGGACTAACAACACTACGCCAAAGCAAACGCCAATTAACTGTTATGATGGATAAAGCAATGGCTGAAATCAAACAGTTGTTGGGTGAACAACAAGCAGGTCTAGCCAATGAGTTAATGGACAAACACATTGACAGTATGCGTAACGCAGACGAAGAAGACAACTATGCTAATTTGGCAGCAGGTCAAGCAGAAGTATTGAACAGTCAAGTTACTGGTCAAGAAGAAATCATTAATGCGGCAATGACACGCAATACAATTTATAAAGCAAAATATAAAGTAACTGGCTATGGACTAAACATCAAATTCCATCCTATCGCTCAACACTATTGGATCTGTGATCCTACAGTTCCAGAAATGAAGGATCAACCATTCTGTGGTTACTACGATCCAATGACTATTCAAGAAGCAGTTGAACTATATCCTGACTTGAATGGTGACTTAGATAATTTCCGTCAGTTTGCTGAATACAACATGAATGGTGCTTATCAAGCAGGTTCAGTGTTAAACAACTTGGCTATTCACGCTCGTGATTCGGTGCCAGTTATGGGTATTCCAGTTAGTTCAGCCGCATCAGCAGATCCAGATAGCAGACAAGTAAGTATTGTCACAGTTTGGAACAAGTATGACATTGATGGCGATGGAGAACTAGAACTTATAGAATTGATTTACAGTGGCAGTTATATTATCAGTGCTCGTGAAGTTGAGTTTATTCCAGTTGCTAATATGTGTCCAAAACCATTGCCAGGAAACTTCTATGGCATGAGTATCGCTGAATCGGTTATCCCGATGCAGGAATACGCTACCTCTGCGGCTCGTGCTGAAATTCAATTGGGCCTGTTAACTGCCACTCCCCGTATTGGTGTTAAGCCAGACAAGTTAGACTTTGAAATGTTACAAGATGGCGAAGCCGCTATCTTTATTTTAGATTCAAAGTTTGATCCAGCAAAAGACATTTACCAAATTCCTCCTCCAAGTGGTAACTTGAACTTCTTGGAATCCAGTATGAACCGCATACAAAAAGATACAATGGCTATGATTGGTATGACTACTCCTCAGGATGTATTCAATCCAGAAGTTATGGCTGCTGGTAACAGCGGTGTTAAATTACAAATGGCATTGACACCAAACCAAATCATTCAAGACAACACAGTTCGCAATGCCGCAGAGGGTTTGAAAGAAGCACTATATTTGATATGGCGCACATTGATCCAGTATGGCGACGATTATGGTGTTAAGAAATTAGCCGCACAATGTAGCCAAGATAAAAAGCCAGTGTTCATGGATTACCAAGCATGGGATGATATGTCTAGTATGACTGACCGTAAGCAACTAACACTTGAACTTGCTCTAGGTATGAACAGTGAAGAAAACGCACTAAACAGATTACAACTAATCCAAAAGTGCCAAAGCGGCCTAATGCAAAGTGTTCAAAGCATGGTTCAACAAGGAACGATGAGTCCTGAAATGTATAAGAAGATTAAAAAGCCCTATGCTGATACATTGTATACATTAGGTGTCAAAGACTGTGATGTTTATTTGCCAAGCGATGAAGAAATTGCCGCAATGATGAAACAAGCACAGGAAGCACAGAAGAACAAGCAACCTAACGCACAAGACAAGAAGTATCTTGCTGATGCTGAACTAGCACAAGTAAGAGCACAACAGATTGCCGCAGAAGTTGCTGGTGAGGATGCTGAAAGTCAATTAGACTTCATGGCCATGGCCATGGGCGATCCAAAGGTTTATTCTTAAACACTAAATAAACTTATATAGAATAGCATATGATAGATAATAATACCGTAGATTTTTACAACAGCAGACTGACGGTTGACCTAAGTCAACCCAGTAAGTTAACAACATCTCAAAAGGATCAAGTTAGACATTATGGCAGTCTTGCTGAAGCATTATTGAAGAACAAAGATTTAGCGATGTTTGTTCA